GGGTGCGGAAGACGACCTGCCGGTACTCGCCATTCGACGCCCGGCGCAGGATCGTTCCGTCCTCGCGCGGCACCAGATAGCCGGTGGCGATGGCATGCAGGATCCAGCGATCCTTCTCGGCCTTGTTGTTCATAGCCGATCCCAGTAGATGGCCACCAGGAAGAGCACCAAAGCGACGCCGGGATTGCCGGTGGCGAACTGGTAGCCGGCGATCGATGCGAAGACGAAGTTCATCCGCGTTTCACTGCCTTCAGAAGGGTACCGTCGCGGCGCATGCGCGCCATGTCGAAGCGAAGCTCCTGGTGGACGGCTGCGATCGTGTCCGCGTCGTCCTTGGGCACCAGGCCGGCCACCGTGTCGTAGAGGGCGCTGACCACCAGGAAGAGCTCGAGGATGGTGATCTTGCCCGCCTGATGGCGCTGCAGATGATCCTCGAGGGCGGTCAGCACCTTGCGGCCGAGCTCCTCCGTATGGGAGGGCCAGTCGTCGCTGCCGGTCACGGCCAGAAGCGCTCCGGCAGCGGCCGGAAGGCGTTGCGCCGCTCGGCGACGACCTGCCAGCGCTCCAGGAAGAACAGCTTCGCCTCATAGGGCGTCAGCATCTGGATGGTGAAGCCGGCGGCCTTGCTGTCGTCGTGGAGCTTGCCGCTCTCCCATTCCTCGTTCGGGTCCTTCGGCACGATCTGGTTCACCTCGTCGGTGGTGACGGCCTCGTCGGCGATCTTGATCTCGGGCGGGAACGGATAGACGAGATTGAAGGCGAGTGAGCCGGCGCGCTCGTTGAGCTCCTCAACCCTCTTGAAGGGCTCGCGGAACAGCGGGTCGTATTTGAGCGGCCGGATCAGATCGCCGTTGTAGGTCTCGCTGACGCCATCGTGCAGCAGCGCCTCGAGCGCAAGGTCGGGCCGGCGCTGTTTGTACTCGACATGCCAGGACACATAGACCGAATGCTCGGCGACCGAGAAGAAGATGCGCTTGGGATCTTCCGGATGTTGCGTGGCGCCATTGTAGCGGCCGCGCGTCGCCAGATGATGGGCGATGACCTCGATGTCGAAGTCCTCGGGGCGCGGATCGAGCGGCCAGAACTTCTTGCCGTTCGACGTGTGCATGTAGGCGCCCGCTCGAGGCGCGACCTTATCCAGCATCTTCTGCTCCTCGAAGGATTGGGTGGACGGCGCGCACAACGTTCGCTTCAGCCATGAAGCGGGAGTCGGCCCATGCCTTCACTCCACCGCCTAGTGCAGCGCCGTCCAAGTCATTGCCCATTCGGGCGAAATTGGCTGGCCTGGCTGGCATCGAACCAGCAACCCCCGAGTTAACAGCTCGGTGCTCTACCATTGAGCTACAGACCAGTGATCCTCTACCTGACAAGCACGTAGAGGATGAAGCCGATCGCCACGAGCGTGACGAGCCAGCTCCAGAAGCCAGTGAGCGTGCGGTCTCGCGAAGGCACGCGGCACTGTCGAACTTCGCTCATTTGCACCTCATCAGTCACTGCTTACTTAGACGTTATAGCAGCGAGCGCGTCGGGATGCACAACGGGCTGCTCAGTGGATATAGAGGGTCGTCTTGCGCTGCTTCTCCAGTTCGTCCATGCGCTCGACGATCGCGCCCTCGACGAACTCGATGCGCTCCTCCTTGTCGGTGACGCCGACGGTCGCATAGTTCACCCGGTTCTTGAGGCGGGCGATCATGCCCTCGATCAGGAGCTGGATGTGGGACTGGTAGACGCGGTTCGGCGCCGGCTTGCCCTCGGCCGCCTCGTAGGTGTCAAGCTGGCCGAGGACGAAGACGTAGTCGAAATGCTCTGCGGTGGCCTTGATCGCGATCTCCTTCAGCCGCTCGGCGGCCTCCAGATATTCGTCCGTTACCAGCGCGTGCGAGTTCATGGCGATCTCGCCAAGGAGATAGGCGGCGATGTCGAGCGGCGTCCGGTCGATGATGGCCGGCCGCTCCAGCGTGCTGATGAAGACGAGATATTCCTCGAGGAGCACCGCCTGCAGCTGGATGCGCTGCTGCAGGAACATATCGCCGACGACGTTGAAGCCGTGCTTGCGCCCGATCTCAGCGGTCGGGAAGGGCACATAGGAGATGGAGAGCGACTGGCTGATGGCAAGGGCAAGCGTAGACTTGCCCGTGCGCTGCGCTCCGGCGAGGCCGTAGAGCATCAGTTAGTCCTTCCGAAGAGGCGCGCGTACTGCGCCTTGGTGACATAGACCCATGTTGCCTTCTCGGTCAGAAAGGCTCCGCGGGAGTGGACCTGGTAAACCGAGATCACGAAACGGAAACGCCACCTGGGAAAGCCCAGACCGCGCAGCCACCATGGCGTTTCGCTCAGCGGCATCGGCTGAGGCCAGCGCCTCTTGTCGAGGTCGTCGAGCGTGCGCATCAGACTTCCTTGTCCTTCCAGCCCGCGACACCGGTCGAGCCGAAGCCTTCGCTGCTGCGCTCCGTCTTGCGCTCGGTCTCGCGCACCTGGTCGAGCGGCGAGAAGGCTGCGCGCAGCGCCGGCATGAAGACCACCTGAGCGATGCGGTCGCCGGCGTTGACATAGAAGTCGCCAGCGGTCGTGTTGAAGAGGATCACGCCGATCTCGCCGGGATAGTCGCTGTCGATGGTGCCGGGCGAATTGAGCACCATAATGCCCTGCTTGAGCGCGAGGCCGGAGCGCGAGCGGATCTCCGCCTGGATGCCGGGCAGCATGGAGATGTGGACGCCGGTCTTCACCAGGCCGCGCCCATGGGCACGGATGATGGTGGCCTCGCAGGCGAAGAGATCGGCGCCGGCCGCCTCCGGCGTCGCGTAGACGGGCAGCTGGGCGGCCGGGTGACGAAGCTCGAAGCCGACCGGCGTCGGCAGGTTCAGATCAAAACCCATGGGGTCTCCTAGAGGTTGGCGGATTTGCGGAGGCCGGCGATCTTGGCGTCGACCAGTCTGGTGACGATCGCCTGGATCGCGGCGTCCTTGGTGGGGTAGGGGCCGAGAGGTTCGCCATCGTCGAGCAGGTCGACCCAGAAGGCGCCGTCCCGCTCGGTGACGTCGAAGGAGAGCTTGTCAGTCATGGTCAGACCTTCGAGTGCGCGACGCGCACGGCCTCGAAGCCGTCGGCGGCCGTATAGACCTCGGCATCTGCGAAGGTGCGCGGCGCGATCTCCTTGAGCTCGTGCGTGAAGGCGACCGCGAGGCGCCGGATCTCCAGATCCGCATGCTCGTCGCCGCGCTGCTCGATGACATTGCGGGCGGCGCGCATGTTCATGGTCCAGACCAGGCGCGTCTCGCAGGCATTCGGCAGGAAGCAGCGGGCCGCCTCGTTGGCGCGCTTCTTCTTGAGGGTCTTCGACATGTCGGCGGGCAGACCGGCCTTCAAGTCCTTGAGCCACCAATCGTACTTGGACAGAGCGGCCTCGAAGTCGGCGCGAAAGACGCTGATATCCGGCCCCAGCATAAAGTGCTCCGGGTTGAGACCCTTCGCGATTTCCTTATCGCGAGCCCATTTCAGGATCAGCGGCGGCACGACGGCGCGCATGGCCTTGAAGCCGATTACCTCGATCTCGCCACCCTCGGCCGTGACGTAGCGCTGGCTCTCCTGCGAGGGGTTGGTGCCGACATGATGCCGGATCAGCTCATGCGTCAGGGCGCGCGAGACGCCGGTGACGATGAAGCTGACATTGGTGTGCGCCAGGACATTGCCATGGCGCTCGGCGATGACGTTGCCGAGATAGTCGGCCGTCGACCGTCCCTTGTCCCAGGACCGGTAGCAGAAGCGGCCGGCGAACTCGCTGAGGATATCGGCGTCGGTCTCGTGCTCGTCATAGCCGGCGACATTGCGCCAGATCCGGTCGAGCGGCGTGTCGTTGTCCTCGTCGATAAGATCCTTGAGGCCATGCTCGAGCGCGAACGCCATCAGCGCATCGGGATCAATGACGGGGCGGGCGATGGCGCGCACCCAGGGCGCGGTGACGAGTTCGATGGTCATACGATGAGCCTCCAGATCAAAACCAGAATGACGGCGATGGCAGCGAGGTCCGGGAGGCTCAAGCTGCCACCTGGGTCGGCTCTTCCTCGTCGAGCCCGAGCGCGATGCGGTTCAGCTTCTCGATGTCGCTGCCGCGGTAGCCGCCGTCATCGTCGTCGCTGTTGAAGTCGTGGAACTCGTGGTTCGCCTTGACCGCCTCGCGCAGCAGGACGGCTTCCCGCTCCGCCTGACGAGCGCGCTCGAGGTATTCGTTGTTCGCCTGCAGGAGCTCGCGCTCACGCTCGGAGAAGCGCCCGACGCGCTCGGCGATCTTGCGCAGCTCCGCCGCCAGCACCGTCTTCTCGCCGACCGTCCGGATGACGGACTTCAGGAGCTCGACGTCCTGGTTGACCACCACATCCTGCGCCGCGGCGAAGCCGGCCTCCTCGAGGATGGCGTCAACCGACGCCTGGACGCGGCTGTAGAGGCTGCGCACGCCGTCGCTGTTGTGGAAGACGAGAACGACCGTGTTCTTGTCCTGCAGCGTCATCAGCCCCTTGATCGCATCCGGCGCCGGGGCGCCCAGTTCGCCTGGACTCTCGACCGGGCGCAGCACGACCGCAGGCAGCTTCTCCCGCTCGTCGTCGACGGGCCACTGCGCCGCGCCCATGACGGACATTCCGACGCCGAGGTGAATGATATTGGCGCCCTGGCGGCGCTTGAAACCGAGCATCAGAAGGCTCCGAAATTGGGGTTGCTGGTCGTCTGTTCCGGCAGATCCGGCGGCTCGAGAAAGACCTTGAAGGAGAGGCGCTGGAGCTCCTTGCCAACGATCTGCTGAACAAGGTCGCTGGCGACCTTCTCGACCGCCTTCTCGACGGCCTTCTGCACCGCCTTACTGTCGCCGAGCTTGCCGCGGATGACTCGATCGATGAGCTGCTCCATCTTGTGGTCGCGCAGCTCATTCACGGCGACCTGCGCCTTATCCTGCACGATCTTCTCGATGGTGGAGCGGTTCAGCCCGAGTTCGTTCGCGATGATGTTCCGGACCTTGCCGGTCATCGCGTACATCAGGTCGCGTCGGTCGTCGGGATGAAGCTGATCCACTTTTCGCTCGCTAAGTCAGTGATGACTTAGTTATAGCGCGCAGCTTGTTGGGCTGCGCGCTGGGGTGCTCAGGATCAGGCCGCCGCGGCCTCGTTGGTGCCGAAGTCGATCGGACAGCCGCCGGCGCCGCAATCCACATGCTCGAGACCCACGTCCTCCTTGACGTTGTCATTCGCGATCGCCGCAGCGATCTGCTCGAACTGCGCCTTGGTGACGGGCTGCTCCGGCTGATATTCGTAGGCCGAGGTGTCGGCCTGCGGCATCACGGAGCAGCAGCGGATCGAGAACTGGCCCTCGATCAGCGTCTCGAGGAAGTGGTCGAAATCGACCACCTTCGGATCATACTTGAGGGTGTAGCTGACCTGATTGCCGCTCTCCTCGAGCGCCGTGACGCCATCCTCGTCGACGCCGCGGATCCAGTACTTCTCCAGCAGGCGCAGGAACTCGTACTGCTCTTCCGGCGTCGCCTCGGCAGCCGTGACGACCCAGTCGCCGCCGTTGAGATCGCAGATGCGCGGCTTGGTCGGGAAGCCGACGATCGTCGTCCCCTCATAGCTCTGCAGCCGCTTCACCGGATAGCCCTTGACCAGATAGTCCTCGACCAGCGGATCGTCGTTGCGGAACTGCACCCAGCGCAGGAACTCGCGCATGGACGGCAGATGCGCACCCTCGGTGAGGCCGAACAGCTTCGACGTGGTGCCGGCCGGCTTGAAGGTCGTGTTGGTGTGCGGCACCGTCACGCCGAGCTCTTCCGAGTAGCGCTTGGCCTCCTCGACGATCGCCCGCTTGAAGCGCGCCAGCATGAGCCACAGCGGGAGCGACCGCTCTTCCTTGACGAGATCGTGCCAGGTGAAGCCGAAGCGGGCATAGGCCCATTCATGGAAGCCGGTGATGCCGACGCCGATCCGGTTGGTGCGATTGACCTCGCGCCGATAGAGGCAGTCCATCGTGTTCGTGCGGATGAGCGCGCGCGTCGCGGTGCGGAAGGCATCCTCGGCGTCGTCGTCACTCTGCGCGTGGAAGGGCACCACGTCGGCGATCACGCAATAGGCGCCGAGCATCAGCAGGGCGATCTCGCCGCACGGATTGGTGATCATCTGGTAGACGAGGCCGCCGACCACCTTGGCGAGCTCGGCCATCAGCGGAACGGTTTCCTCGTCGACCTTGAAGCGCTCGCTCTCCGCATAGCGGCCGTCGGCATAGTTGAGGTCGGCGAAGCCGTCGTTCTTCTGGGTCAGCTTGTCCTGGTTGATGAGGCCAGGTTCGCCGGTGCCGTCGAAGAAGGCTGCCTTGGCGAGCTCCAGCAGCACCAGATAGGCGTGCTTCTCCACCTCGGTGATGACGTTCATGCCGCGCAGGATCGTCAGCTGGGCCGGCTGGCTCTCGACCGAGAAGCCTTCCACATGCCGGCGCACCTTGCGCACCGCGGAGCGGAACTCGTCGTCGATCGTCACCGAGTTGTTCGAGGACCAGAGGAAGCCGCCACGCTTCAGCTGGATGAAGTCGAAGATCGTCCGATCCTTCCAGTGCTTGGTCGCCATGCGCGCGGCGCGGCGGGCGCCGCCGACGAGCACGCACTCGGCCGCATAGTGGTCGGCATACATGGCAGCGCGCCACGGATCCATGCCAGCGTCGCGGATGGCGGCGATCGCCTTGATGGCGCTCATCAGCGGACCAGGGCCGGAGGCCGGGCGATTCTGCATGCCCTTGATCGGCGAGTCCTTGGGGCGGACAGGCGTGAAATTGAGGATCAGGACGTCGTTGCGCCGGCGCTCGAACGCCATGCGCTCGATGATCTCGACCGCCTTCGCCCAGCCCTCGCGCGAGTCCGGAACGTCGAAGCGAACGATGTTGCGGCCCTGGTAGAGGTGCTCGGCATCGCGCGACGTCAGATAGCCCTGGATGATGCCGCGCTGGACATCGGCATGCGACCAGTCGATGACCGGCACAACGATCGGCATCTGGTTGAGATCGGCGCGGATCATCGCGTCGTCATAGGCGCGGCCGACGCCGGAGCCGTTCAGCAGCAGGTAGAAGAGGAGGAAGGTCGTGGCGGCCGTCGAACAGTTAGTGAAGACCTCCTGATTGCGAAAGGGCTGCGTCTCGTCGCCATGCTGCAGGTGCCGGCCGGACATCAGGATCGAGGCTTGGCGCAGGTGATGGCGAAGCGAGCCGCGCTCCTGACCGAAGATGTTCGAGAGCTTGGCGCGCTCGACGTCCAGAACACCATCCACCTTGAGGCGGGGATCGATCAGGGCATTGCCGAGCGAGACGCGATCGGCCACCTCGGCCCAGGTCTCGTTGCGGGTCGTGCCGTCGGCCTCGACGACCTTGCGATTGATGGTGCGATCGGCGACAGCCTGGCCCATGCCCGCCGCGTAGTCACGGGCGGGGGTGTCGATATACATGCGGTACTCCGAGGGGTATGAGAATGAAGGCCGGACAGAATAAGTAAGTGGTGACTTATCTACCAGTCCTTTATTTTGCGGTCAGGCAGCCTTTGCGCTTGACGCCTTGAGAATGGCGAGAGTCTGCCGGAAGGCCGGCGTGCGGATGCCGGCATGCACGATCGCCAGGGCGTCGGCGAGATGCTCATTGTCGAGGGTCGGCTCGCCCTTCTTGTAGTTCTTGCCGTTCTGGCGGTACCGCAGCCAGGGAGCGTTCGGCCACTTCTCGGCGGCCCAGTCGATCATCTCCTGCTTCGAGGCCGTCTTGGTACCGACCGCGGCGAGCTTGGTCTCCGCCGGCGAGACCTCGATGGTCGGAATGGTGAGCGAGGCATAGATGCCGATCACGATGCCGAAGCCGAGCACGGCGTCATAGCTCTGGCCACCCGAGGGCACTTCGATGAAAGCGGAGATGCAGCCGGCGAGGGCGGGCTGGATGCCATGAACGACCGCCTGGGCGCGCACCAGATTGTCCGACGAGGCGCGAACCGACTTCTCCTGCGACTTCTCGGTCTTGATCAGCACGAGATCCTCGACCTCGATCCCGAGGGTGTCGATGTCCAGAAGAACACGCGCCACGCCGAAGTTGCGTTTCGACCCGTCGAGGCCGGCGATGAGAACCTTGGTCATTAGAATGCTCCGAAATTGGGTGCGTCTGCGAGTTCTTCGATCCGATAAACCTCAAGCTGTCGTTTGAGTTCGGCTATAGTTTTGGCCTGATCCTCGATGGTCTTGGCTTGATCCTCGATTTGCTCATCGCGATCTTTGACCCGACCTCCAAGAACCGCGATGCGCTGGTGAAGCTTGTCGATCAGTTCCTGTTGGGAATTGCGGACAGGCGCATCCTCAACATGCTCCGAGCCATCGGGCGTGTATCGCCAGCCATGCTCGGTTCGTGTCTTCGTGAAGCCGGGGATATCCTGAAAGCGCTCCTTCATGGCGCGCCGCTCCGCCTCCCATCTGAGAGCCTCGGCGCGATCGGCAGGCGTCATGACGGGAACCGGCACGGGGGCGCGGATCGTCACCTCGACATCCTGGCCGGCGTTCTCGGCGAAGCTGCGCGCTTTCTGGCGCCCCTTTTCCCAGCTGGCCCGGAGGCGCTTGAACATCGGTTCCATCAGAAGGCTCCAAAGCTCGGCTGCATGCCGAGGATCTGCAGGCGCATGTCCTCGACCTGGCGCATCAGGAGCTCCATCTGCGCGGCATGCTCGGCTTGCTTCTGCTCGAAGCGGATGCGTTCCTCCTTGAGGAACTCGCGCAGCGACTTGAGCTCGAGGAGATCCTTCAGCTGCCCCTGGACGACGGCGACATCCATCTTGATGGCGTCGATAAGCGTCTCCAGCTCGCGCCGGCCGATCCGGTCATCCTCGAACATCTTGAGAATCTGACGGCCGACCCGGGTTTTCTCCAGCTCATCGAAGGCCAGCTGCTCCTGGTGCCATTCCTCTTTGATCTCGCGCCGGTCGGCGGGGTCGAGATTGTGCCAGTCCCATTCTTCCGACCAGGGGCCTTCGGCATCCTCCGACGTCATGTCGTCGCTCCAAAGGTCGTCGCGCTTGATCAGGTCGTGAAGGGCGCGGTGAAGCGGAACTGACGGATTGCGCTCCACGACCTCCTTGAAGACCTCCTCCCAGTCGACCTTGGGCTCCATCAGAACATTCCGAAGATCGGGTTGTCGGTGAACGCCTTGGCCTCTTCGGCCTTGGCGCGCTCGGCCGCTGCCAGCTGCTCGGCGAGGATCTGGTCGATGACGAGCGGATAGGCCGCGACGGCGTTCTCCGGCAGCGGGTCGATCTTGAGGAACTTCTCGGCCATCGCGTGCCCGAAGAGCGGCAGATAGGTGTCGAGATCCGCGAGCTCGAACTCGACATGGGTGTAGGGTTGCTTGTCCTCCGGCTCGAAGCCGAACAGCGGGATGCCCCGCTTGCCGTAGTAGATATAGGCGAGCGAGTATTCCCAGCCGGCGACCAGTGGCTTCCGGCGAAACGTCTCGTCTTCCATCTTGACGCTCGCCATCGGCGTGCCGTCGAGCGTAAAGAAGTCGCCCTGCAGCGCCTTGACGATCTCGGCCGCGGCCTCCGTCAGGGTCTTGTTCTGCTCAGGCGTGAGCTCTCTTTTTGTGCGGGCCATGTGCGTACCTAAGTAAGTGATGACTTATGTTATAGCGCAGGGCAGCGCGGATGTGCAGTCGGGAACGATCAGGGCGTCGTGACGACGCCGAGCGCCGGGTTGAGATAGGGCTTCTCGGTGCGGAACTCGCAGACGAAGCGCATGGACCGCGCCTCCTCGCTGAGCGGATTGCCATTCACGTCCACGCCGAGCGCGCTGTAATGGGCGACATTGGCGCGCATCGGCCCGGCGCGCCGCTCGCACTCGGCCATGTCATAGGGCAGCGGGCCGGCATAGCCGCCGATCGCGTTCATCACATAGATGACCAGGTAGAGCTTCATGACGCCTCCTATTTCGATTTCAAGGCACGAATGGAAGCGGCGTCAGCCTCGCACTCCCTGGCCCGATGTTCGACGCCGCCGCGCCGCCAATCAGCGGCCCTTTGGTCATGCCATGCGGCCGCCTTCTCCAGCCCCCTATTGACGCCAGTTGAAAGGGCGCTCTCGGCCTCACGAAGACGCTTGGTGAGATCAGCGATGCAGTCGGGAACCGTTCCGATATAGCCAGCCGCGTCGCGCGCCACACCGCAGTCCGCAAACAGAGCCTCAGCCGCCATACGGGCTGCGCGCTCTGCGGACGCAGGCACATCGAACGACATTTCAGGAGCGCCACGCGCCTCGTAGCGGTACATCTTGAGCCTGCTGATATAGTCGGCCCACTCCTCATTCGTCATGAGCGTCCTCATACCCTTGCCTCCGACACCGTCGTCTTGCCGTCCTTGCCCTTCTCGATCGTCAGCACATTCGAGACCCAGTCCTTGAGGCTCTCGTGCGAGATCACGAACACGCTGCCGCGCTCGCGCGCCTTCTCCTCGAGCACCACCGTGAGGCGCTCCAGGCCTGCGGGATCCAGGGCATCGTCGATCTCGTCGCCGATGAAGAGCTCGATGGGCTTCACGGCGCGCGTCGCGACGAGATCCTGCAGGGCGAGCGCCGTCGCGACGCGGACCTTGCGCTTCTCGCCGCCGGAGATGCCCTTGAAGATCTTGCCGCCGGTCTTGTTCGTGACGTCGATGGAGAACTTCTCGCGCAGTTCTCCCTTGGCGGTCGCCGCGAGCGTCGTCCAGGTGGCCTCGATATTGCCGTCGCTGAGCGTGCCGAGATATTTCGAGGTCTGCTGGTTCAGATAGGGCGTCACCTCGTCGAGGATGTGGGCGCGCACGCCGGCCGGCGAATAGATCCGGACGACCTGGCTCTCGACCTCGACCAGCTTGGCCTGCTCCTCGACCTTGGCGGCCGCGATAGCGATCTCCTTCGTGACGGCGGCGAGTTCGGCGTCGTGCTTCGCCGTGAGACCCTCGAAGGGGTTCGGCGCCGCCTGCAGCGCCTGCATCTGCGAGCGCAGATTGAGCGCCTCGCTCACCATACGCGCACGCTCGGCCAGCGACTGCTTGTGGATGTCGATTAGCCGCTGCAGAGACGCGCGCTCAGTGCTGACCGCGCTCGTGTCAGTCATCGACTGCGCAAATGCGTCCCGGGCGCTGGTGAGCGTCCTAACGCGATCCTGCGCGGCCTGGACCGCGGCCGTATCGGTGTCGAAGCCCTTCTGCACCGTATCGCGACGGCTGATCACAGCCTGGCGCGTCGCCGCGAGCTCGTTCTCGGTCAGCGGCCGGCCACATTCGGTGCAGGGGCAGCCGACGCGATGGTCGACAGTGGCAAGATCGCGATCCGCCGCGTCGAGCTGGAGCTTGTGCATCTGCAGAGCCGCCTGTGCGGTCCGCAGCGCGGCGGTGGCGCCGGCGAGCTCCCGCTCGTGCCGGGCAAGCTCGGTCGCCTCGCTGCTCACGGCCGCGAGGCGCGCGTCGCAGTCGGCGACACGGGCGGTGAGGGTGTCGATCTGCGCCTGGAGCGCCGTCTCCTCGATCCCCTTGATGCGCGGCAGCAGCGCGACCACCTGGCCATGCAGCACGGCGACCTTGTTGTCGCGCTCGATGACCCAGTTGTCGCTCTGGCGCTTGGTCGAGGCGATCTGGTCGCGGATCCAGCCGGCCTGGTTCACGAGGCGATCGTGATGATCCTGCTCGGCCTTGTGCGCCAGCTGCGCGGCGGCGAGGGACTCGCGGGCGCGCTTGTAGGCGCCCTCGAGCACCGCGGTGCCGGCGGCCTCCTCGATCAGCAGCTTCAACTGCTTGTCGGTCATCGCCGGCAGATCGGGCATCTGCTCCTGGCCGGCATAGACGGCGCCGCGGAAGACGTCATGGCTGGCGCCGACGATCTTGAGAACCACCTCCTGCTGCGTCAGCTTCTCGGTGCCCTTGGTGAGGTCGACGTCCTTGAAGCCGTCATTGGCGATGACGGTCAGGCTGTTCTTGCCGACCTTGTGCTTGCGGTGCCGGGCGATCGTGTAGGTGAAGGCGCCGTCGAGGATGCGCACGGCAACCCGCGTGCCCTTCTTGGCGTCGTCATTGATCACGTCGTCGCCGCTGACGCCGCGCGCCGTCTCGCCATAGAGCGCCCAGCTGAGCGCGTCGGCGATCGAGGACTTGCCGGCGCCGTTGCTGTCGGCCGAGCTGTCCTGGTTGTTGACGCCCTGCACCAGAACCAGGCCGCGATCGGCGAGGTTGATCTTGGCGTAGGTGATGGCGAGGAAGTTGTCGATCTCGATGTCGAGGAACTTCACGAGTCGATCTCCAATTCCATGATTTCGACGTAGCAATATTGCGCGCCGTGCTGCTCCTGCAGCCTGGCAATGGCGTGCTCCCAGCTCTCGACATCCGATTGCCAGTCTTCGCCATTGTCCTTCATCATGCCGGCGACGATCTCAATCGCCTCGGCTTCGGCCTTCTCGTATGTCGAGAAGGCGCGATAGATCAGGCCGGGAACCGAGAAGTGTTCGGCCCGGAGAATTTGAACAACTTTCATGGCTTCTCCTGCTGCGCCTTCTCGAGCTCGCCGCGGAGACGCTCGATGTCGCGCTCCTTGAACCCGATCTGCTCCTTGAGGTTGTTGATCTTGAGGTCGCGACGGCTCTGCGCGACCGCACGGGCGCGCTTCTCGGCGAGCTCGCGCCAGTCTTCCGTCATCAGCCATTCCATCGGAAAGGCGATGCGCCTGGTGAGGTTTTCAGGCAGCGAATAGTCTTCCTCGTCGTCGTTCTCCGGAGCACCGAACTTCTTCGTGACCGGCCGATCCTCGTAGTCGATGACCACGCGCGCATCGACCATCACTTCGCCGGAGCCGCCGGCCTTGTAGAGATAGAAGCGCTCGAGGTTCCATTTGCGCGCCTCGCCGCTGTCGATCTCGCTGGTGATGTTGGCCCAGACGAGCGCCACCTCGGCGACGCGCGCGAAAATGCGCTTGTGGTGCTTGATGGCGTCCTCGAGCTCGAGGCGGGTGAGGAGATCAGTCATCTTCTTCCTCTTCGCTCGGCAGATAGCCGATCAGGTTGACAAGCTCCTCGATGAAGGGAGTGGCGTTCTCGATCACGCGGTCAGTCTGGTAGATGGTCTCGGGCGCGTGGATCTTGTTGTCGGCGATGAACTTCTGAATCGTCTCCTCGAGCACGCCGGTCGCGTAGGGCGGCTTCACGCCGAACGTGAAGAAGTCAGCATGCGTCGCCGGGCGCAGGGCGCCGCCGAGACCATAGTCGTCGATAAGACCGGTCTCCCAGTCCTTGCGCTCCCAGGCCTTCGTTCCCTCGTAGACATAATAGCCGGGCTCGAGATCGGCCGGCCGCTCGATGCCGACTTCCTCGCCGTCGTAGCCGGCGCAGGCAATCTGCGCGTGGAAGAAGCGGCCGGTATGGGCAAGCACCGTGAAGTTGTCGGCGTCGATCGCGAGGATCAGCGCACGCTCGGGTGTGCCGACCGGCGGGTAGTCATCATCGGCGTCCGGTTCGTCCTTCGTCTCCTCGAGAATGTTGAGGAGCGAGCTGGCGTTCGCCTTCGCGCGCCACTCGACCTTCTGCTCCTCAGAGAGCTCCTCCCAAGTTTCCACCGCCTTCAATGTGAGAGCGGTCTTGATGAACTGCGCCCGCCACTCGTTGTAGAGCTGGCGCGCGGCGCCTTCGATCCACGACATGCTCAGGCTCCGTAGGCTGCGGCGAAGAGGACGTATTCGCGGCCGTCGAGCAGCAGGGTCTGGAACGCGAAGCAGTCCTCGCGCTCGCACATGGCCTGGAAGGCGTCCGGGTAGTCGACCGAGACCTGCTCATCCTCGGTCATTTCGACCTGCCAGGCCTCGAGGTGCATATCGACCGGGCCGATCCGCACATGCGCCAGCAGACGCGCCCTCGGATGGGCTTCGCCGATCTCATCCCAGGTGATCGCCTCGAGCGGGATCGTCGCGGGGTTCACTTCGCGGAAGGCCATGTCACTTCACTCCGTTGATGGCGGCCGAAAGATCTCCGGTCGCGGCTGCGTGCTGCAGGCTCGCGCGCGGGTCGGCCTTCGGCTTCGTTGCGCGCTCGGCGCGCGGCTTGTCGGAATGGCTCCAGCTGCGCTTCTGTGGTGCAGCAGCGTGCTGGTCGTAGACCGCCTCTTCCTCGATCATCTGGAAGTTGTCGCAGCCGGCATATTGCCGAGCCGTCGACGGCGGCAGCATCGTCAGCGTGACGGGCACCTCCATCTCGGTCTCGGAGATGAGCTTGCCGCGATGGTCGTAGCGCGTGACGATCTTGCGCGTGGTGAACTTGACGGTGTAGAGGGCCATCGCTATCTCGCTCTGAACTGATTTATTGAAAGATATCAGTTACTTGATTGGGACGCGATCAGGCTGCGTCATAGACGAGACGGGTCTCGTCGAGCACCTCCTGCGCCCGGCGCCGCACCGCTGCGCGGTCGACATGCGCGGGGATTGCCTTGTCGGCGTCGACATAGTCCACGACCGATGCGTCGAGGGACTTGCCGGTCGTCGACACCACCGCCGAGCGCACCGTCGTCGCGACGCGCGGCACCTCGAGCGAAACGCCGGCGGCGCCCCACTTGGTGAACTGGTCGCGGAGCTCGGTGATGTCGGACTGCGACATGGGCGGGCCGCGGAAGCGCACATAGTTGCCGGGGCAGGAGAGCTCCATCTCCTGCTCGGTCATGCCGCCGACGTCGATGAACGCCGGCGCATGCGAGCGCATGAAGTTGACCGTGCCGTCGTCCTCGACGAGCAGGAAGCCGGCCTTGGTGCCGATGTCGCCCCAGGTGTGATGCGCGGTGGCGCCGATCGAGACGACGCCGTGATCGAGGATCTTGTGGTTGTGGTAGTGGCCGGCGAAGACGTGGCGGAAGCCGAAGGCGCCCAGCTGCTTGGCCGTGATGCCCTCGTGCCGGATCGGGAGCACGCCCTCGATGCCGGCATGGATGAAGAGGTCCATGGCCGCGAGCTCGGCGGAGCTGCACTGCTTGGCGAGCCGCTCGATGTCGGCGAGCAGGTTCTCATTGCGGTCGCGCCAGGGCGCCATCGCGATCAGCTTGCCGTCGCCGATGTCGTGGAAGGTCGGCTCATTGGCGACCCTGAAGGTGAACTCGCCCGTGCCGCCGGTGGTCTCGGCGAGCGTCTGGATGGCGCTCGAGAGCTTGCGGGTGTCGTTGCTCTTGAGGTCGTGGTTGCCGGGAATGGCGTAGATGAAGATCCCCATGTCGAGGATCTCGCGGATCATGGCCTGGGTCGGGTTCAGCACCTCCGGATCGATCTTGCCGCGCTCATGGAAGATGTCGCCGGCGATGACCATCGTGTCGCCGCCGCGGCTGATGAGCGTCGAGGCGGCGCGCTTCATGTCGTCGAGGATGAGCCGCAGGCGAGAGTTCTCGCCGGCGGAGTTGGTGTGCGAGAAGACGCTCCAGGCGTGCGCGTGGATGTCGCTGAGAACGGCGTAGGTCATCAGGCCGCCTCCGCCTTGGTCTCACCGGCGAGACGGCGCTTGATCGCGCGCTGCGACATGAACCAGCTGGTCACTGCCGGGATCTGATCTTCAGCGATGCCGCGATGATAGAAGGAGCGACCGCGACCTGCGCCACTCGCGATACGCCGATAGCCGAGCGACGGTTCATCACGGCCGAGCTTCATCACATAGTTGAAGAGGTTCGAGCTCGTCAGCGTGAAGCCATTGCCGCTGCACAGCGCGCGCAGGAGATCGAAGACCGCCACATAACGCCGTCCATCGATCATGATGCCAGGAAGGCTGCTCAGCGCCGGTCCCCGGAGCGCCTTGACGCGCACGCGGGGCTTGGAGCCGGGCGCCTGCTCCACGCGGGGCGCGGGATGCAGATCGACGACGTTCGGCGCGTTCTTCTTGAGGGCGCTGTAATACTGCACAACCTCTGCGGTCCTCTGCCGGACGACATTGTTCTCGTCGCACAGACGCTGGTTTTCGGCGCGGAGCTGCTCGTTTTCGGTCTCCAGCTCAACACGGAGGTCATAGCTCTTGTCGAGGATCGCCTGCAGAGCGCCAATATCTTCGAGGCTGAAGGTGAAGTCGGCCTCGCGATCGACCTTGACGGTCTGCGGATGCTTGCGCGCCGCCTTTCGACCACCGCCAAAGATCGGCCCGAAGTGACCGGACTCCTTGATATATGCCTTCAGCCACACCTTCCGACCATCGCCCAAAGTGATGATCTCATCGGCAGGCTGTAGCGCCTCCTTACCCGTCATGTCGCGAACCTCGATAAGTAAACGTTGACTGATGAGTTATAGCGAACGCGAGCTCGGGAGCGCAGAAGGCGCTGCTCGCTATCTGATGCGCATCTTGCGCCGCAGCGGCGGCATGAAGTCCTTGAGCAGGACGACGCGCTTTGTGAGCGCCCGCGGATAGCCCCAGTCGACGGTCTTGGAGGTCGCCGGGTCGGTGAAGCGGGTGAAGGCGGTGACGTAGATCTCGCCGCGATCCTTCACCCAGATCACGGCATAGTCGACCTCGTGCATGCGGCCGGCGATGATGCTGTCCTCGTCGAGCACCCAGCCGGCCTTGCCATTGAAGACCGCGTCCGACGGCGTGGTCCGGAACTCCTCGCGATAGAGGTTTTCAGCCTTCTGGTAGCTCACCAGGGCTCGGCGCCCGTTCGACAACGCGAAAATCCCGCCGTGTATCTTCCGGCCGCGGGCGAGCGTTGTCATTGGCTTCGCCTTGAGTTTTCCCAGGTTCATCGGGGATCACACCGTCCCATTCAAAGATCCCCTGGCGGCCGACGATCGGGATCGGCCGGCTCAGCGGCTTCGGGTTGCGCAGCCGCCAGGCGAAGTTGCCGACGGCATACCAGCCATAGAGCTTCTCCTCGGCCGACACCTCGTCGAGATAGTCCTCGGTCATGAGCTCGACGGAGTCGAGGATCACCGTGCCGAGGAGAAATCCACGCGGCAGCTCCTCGAGCGACGGCAGCGCCCAGCGCTGATATCGCTCTTGGAACTCCGGATCGTTGAAGGCGGCGCGCTGCTGGCTGTTCAGCGACTTCGTCGAGGCGATGCCGATGGTCTGGCCGACGACAGAAGGCGGCGCCGGCCAGGTTCGCGTTTCGTTGACCTTGAGGCCCAGCGCCGCGAGCGTGGCGTAGGGCTGCCAGATTGAGATGACCTTCATGCGAACCTGCGCTGCCTGTGATCTCTCAACTATAGCAGCGCAGGTACGGGGATGCGATCAGCGAACCCGGCTCAGAAAGAGCTCGACCAGGGGCGCGGATATCGCAACCCGACCATCAGAGCGCGGCGGATCGGCAAGGTGCTGGTCCATTATCACGACAAACTGCCTTTGCTGATCGATGAGGCCGAACAAAGGATGCCGGGGCGTCGACTTTCCACTCGCGATGCGCTCCGTCAAATCCTTCTCGGTCTGATTCGCAAGCGCCGCCATGGCATTGCGGAACTTCACCAGCTCCTCGCGTTCAACCGTGTGCTCCAGCTGCACTTACGCCGCCTCCTCGAGAACGCCGACTTCGCCCGTCTCGTCGCCGGCGGCGACCACCGCCACGACCGGCGGCTCATAGGCCTTCGGCAGCAGCGCCTTTAGCTTGTCGAGACCATCCGGCTCGTTCTCGAGCTTCTCGGCGAGGACGCTGGCATAGTACTTCTTGCCCTCCCATTCGATCCAGCCGCCGCTGGTCGGCAGGATCTTCTCCTCGACCAGGAACTCGATCATCGAGCGGACGATGTTGAACTTGCCGGTGCCGTCCTCCTGGAACTCGAAGCGCCACTTGGCGGCGTGGAAGGGCCGGGCGACCTTGTTCTTGACGATCTTCGCCGTGATCTCGGAGCCGAGCACCTCGGCATCAGCACCCTTGCCCTTGACGATCTTCGAGGCGCCAAGGCTGATGCGCTGCGAGAACACATACTTGGGCGTCTTGCCGCCCGGCGTCGTCTCGGGGTTGCCGTAGACCACGCCGATGTTCATGCGGATCTGGTTCAGGAAGATCGCGCAGATGCCGAGGTCGTCGCAGTGCTGGGCGAAGGCAGGGAAGTGCGCCGAGGTGGCGCGCGCCAGCGCCGTGTTGTCGTGCATCGAGCGCTGACCAGGCGCCTTCACCGCGCCAGTCTTCTGATCATAGAAGGCCGAGTCCGGCACCATGAAGGCGAGGCTGTCGAACACCCAGGCGATCGGCGCGTCCGCGGAGATCAGCTTCTTGTCGCGCAGCGTCGCGGCCGTCTGGATGCAGATGGCGATCGAGTCCTCGAACGTCTTCGGCTTCTTGTAAGCGAAGCGGCCCGGATGCGGATCGAGACCCATCATCTCGGCGAGATACTGCTGGAACGACCGCTCATGATCGTTGAAGCCGGCATAGCCGCCCATGCGCTGCGCCGAGATCATGGCCATGGTGGCGATGGCGGTCTTGCCGGACGACTCCGGCCCGTAGATCTCGATGACGCGACCGACCGGCAGACCGCCGTCCCAGCGCGAGGCGAGAGCGTGATTGAGCGGCGGGAAGCCGGTGTCGAGGAAGTGCTTCACGGTCGACTGCTCGTCGTGCGCGGCGAGCGTCCCGAGAGCCTTGGCGATGTCTTCTGCGGTGGCCATTTAGCGATCCGTCTGCTGGGTGGGGTAGGTGGGATCGACCGCACTCAGGTGGCGCGGTGCGAAGGCGAGGGCGGAGGGGATCCAGAAGTTCCCCTCGATGAGGCTGCCCTTGCGCTGGCGCTTGGCGAGCTGGGACTGGAGCACGGCGCCCCAGTCCACGCCGACCAGATGCGCGAGCGACATGAGCGTCTCGAGGAGGTCGCCATATTCCTCGGCGTCGGTCAGGCTGCGCGCGATCTCCTCCGTCTCGGAATGGAGCTTGGCGATGAGCAGCGCGACCGTGGTGGGCCGGTCGACGGTCGTGCAGACCTCGTAGTCGCCGCGGGCCGGAAGGCCGTCACGGGTCAGCTGCGGCGCGCGGAGATCAGACATCGGTGTGGTCCTCCGTCAGGGTGACGGCAGCGAGAGCGAGCCGCGCGGCCGGCGCGAACTTGGCGTGCGGATGATCGCTCTCGACGAGGGCAGCCTGGTCGAACTCGGCAAGGAACGCTTGCAGCGCCTCGAGCATGTTCGGCGCCGCGCTTGCGACGAGCGCCTCCTCCGGCGTGCATGTGAGGTGGTAGCCGGACCAGTGATCGTGATCGATCATGAGCGGGCCGATCGCGCGCGGCACGCGCCAGAGCTCGTCACCGACCGACAGCACACGCCTGGTCTCGCCCTTTTTCAGGTGGCGCGTGGCCTGCCATTCCACATCCTTCGCGTCAGCGCGGCAGATGAACCAATCGATCTCCCAACTCATGCTGCCATCGTCTGCTGTTCGCGGAATGCCGGGAAGCTCGACAGCCATTCGTCGAGATCCTGGAGGATCGACCGGAAGAGGAGCTTCTCGCAGAGCGCCTCGAAGCGCTCGCGGTCAGGCTGGCCCTGGTCGATGCGAAGATTGATCGGCGCCGGCCGCATGGGCGTGCGCAGATCGACGAGATTTACGTTCCGGCGGAAGTTGATCGCCTTCTCCTCGTCCTCGACCAGCGCGCGAAACTTCTTCGGCAGCTTCTTGATGTCGATGGACTTTTCGAGGATCGCCTCGTTGAGGAAGGCCTCGACCGAGCCGTATTGCGCGAGGAAGTCCTTCGCGCCCTTGAGGCCGATGCCGCCGATGCCGGGCACATTGTCGCCGACATCGCCGACGATCGCCTTGAGCTCGACGAACTGCTTCGCGTCCTTGACGCCGGTGAACTCCTCGAAATTGGAGGCGGTGATCAGCCGCTTGTTGGCGACGTCCTTCCAACTGACCTTCGGCCCGACCAGCTGCAGCCAGTCCTGGTCGATGGTGACGAGCAGGATGCTGTGGCCGAGCGCGACATAGCGATCGGTCATGATCGCGCCGAGGTCGTCGGCCTCCATGTTGAAGGCGGACACCTGCGGGATGCCGAGCAGCCGGAATGCGCCCTCGATGAGCGGCCGCTGCTTCTTGTACTCGTCGCGGGCGGCGAGGAGCTTGCGCTCGTTCTCGGTCTCGCTGCGCTCGCGGTTCTCCTTGTAGGTGGGGAAGGAGATCTTGCGCCAGGAGGCGCCGTCCCAGATGACCACCGGCTTCAGCGTCGGGAAGGTGGCGATCAAGCTGCGCACACCGCGCAGCATGCCGAACACCGCCTGGACCTGGAGCGAGCCGATCGTGAGGGTTTTGCTGTTGTTGTAGTAGTGACCGAGGCTGTTGCCGTCGATCAGCATGAAGCCTTTCATGATCCCGACCTCTCTCAGGAGAAAGAGGCGGTGCGTGGAAGGAAACACGCACCGCCTCGCGCCCGACGTCATCGCGACATGACGGCGGGGAAGGACGCGCGGCGGGGCAACCGCGCGTCGATCGGGTTACTTCGGCAGGAGCTGGTCGAGCTCGGCCAGAAGCTGGTCCTGGTCGGCGGCCGAGAGGCCCTGGACCACGTCAGCCGCCGGCGCGGGAGCGGCCGCAGGGGCAGCAGCCGGCCGCGCGACGACCGGAGTGCTCGTCGCAGCCTCGATCGCGGCGAGCTCTTCCTGCAGCTTGCGCTGCTGCGCCAGGAGCGCAGCACGCTTCTGCTCTTCGGGCGTCGGCTGCGGGGCGGCCGGCGCAGCGGCCGGCGTGGGCGTCGGGGCGACGACAGCGCCTTCGACGACGGCCGACGGCGAGGAGAGCGCCGGCGTGGGCGAGCGACCGAGAGCACCCGAGGTGGCAGCGGCCTGGCCGAGACGCGGCAGAGCGATGCCGGCGATCTGCGTGATGGCGTTGAGCGCCTTCTGCTCGTCGCCCTTGAAGTAGTTGGTCTCGATATACGCCTGGAGGTCGACGGCCTTGGCGACCACCTCCGCCGGCACCGGCTGCGAGATGCCCGGCGACACCATCACCTGGTACTCGGTGTTGAGGCCCTTGCCGGAGCGACGGATGACGATGTCGACGCCCTTGACCGGGTCGGTGATGTCCTGGTCGTTCTGCGCATAGAGCTGGATGAGCTCGAGCACCTTGTGGAAGGTGGTCGTGGTCAGCTCCAGAACCTGCGGATTGGGGTTCGACTTGTCGTCGCGGTCGATGACGTTGATCAGGACCGTCTTGCGAGCGCGCCAGCTCTCGTAGAGCTTCTTGGACTGCTCGTCGATCGCCGACGAGATCGCCATGTCGATGGCCGAGTTCAGGACGGAAGGCTGCTGGTAGACGGTGTCGCAGTCGCCGACGACGGCGATCGGCTTGCCGTTCTCATCGGCCTTGATCCAGTGGACACCGAGATCGGCCCAGAACTGGCCGCCGGCGCCGACCCAGGGCGCAACGTCGAAGGTCGGGGCGATGATGCGATAGGTGTTGAGGCCTTCCTTCGGCTTCAGCGCCTTGCCGGTGCTGCCGGCATACTTGTTCTTGCCCTTCGAGACGAGTTCGAGGAGCGCGGGATTGACACCCATAGGAGTTCCTTTCGAGGAGATAGGCAGATGCGCAGATAAGCAGATCAGCAGGTGGGGGATTGCGTGGCCAGCTAGATAGCTAGATCACTCTCTAGTTATAGCACAAACTGCGCGGGAGTTCAGCGGAAACTTACTTCGCGGCGACCTGATTGCTGATATTGCCGAGAAGAGACGAGAAGTTGTCCTTGAGGTTGAGGGCCTTGTCCGAGTTGATGCGGGCGGCGGCGGCAGCTTCGCGCAGCCGCTGCGCCTCGATCTCCTTGTCGATAGCCGCCTGATGCTGGCTGCGGCCGTGCTCCTCCAGCTGATCGACGATGCGGCTGATCGGCTTGAGGATCTTGTCGACGTCCTTCTCCAGACCGAGCATGCGGCGGAGCATTTCCAGGAACTGCTTCATGTTGCGACCTCGCGATGAAGTAAGTAAGCGATGACTTAGTTATAGCAGCGCGTCAGCGGGATTGCAGAGGCGCTCACGAATTTCGATTGCGGATCTCCGCAAGGCGCTCGAGCGTGGACTCGCGCTGGTGCTGCTGGGCGTCCTCACGGGCGTTGCGCGAGCCGATCGAGAGGTCGCCGCGGCGCTCCTCGCGCTCGATGAGGCCCTGCTGGACCAGCATGTCGCGCCGGTGGCGGAACGCCTCCATGGCCGCCTTGGCCACGGCCTCGACCTGCTTGGCTTCATTAAGCGCCCGCTTCATGGCGATGACACGGTCGTGGCGCGTCACCAGCTTCTCCATCAAGGGCTCCGTGACCTTCTCGCCGGCGCCTTCGAGACGGTCGCGCTCGAGGCGATAGACCGCGGCCTCGGTGTTCTCGAGGAGGAGCTTCACGACGTCGACCTGATGCGAGGACTTGGCCGCCTGGACGCCATAATGAGCGAAGAGCGAGGCCTGCTCGCTCATGGCGTCCGAGAGGTTGGCCAGCGAATAGGCGAGATCGCGCTTGAGCTCGGCCTGGTCGACATAGTTGACGACCGTGACGGCCGGCGGAACGGTGGAGGGATCACCGGTAGAGGACATGGTTTCACCACTGGTTGAGGGATCAGAGGAGCTCCGACACGGCGCCGAACACGTCGTTCATGTTCTGCTGCTTGGTGGCGTCGTGGTAGATTTCGCCCGGCGAGAAGCCGATGACGAAGTTAGCGTCGCGTTCCTTCGAGTAGACCACCTTGCCGGCGGACTCGGAGGCCTTGCCCTTGAAGTCGGGGAAGAAGTAGCGAACCGTGGTCGAGCCGAGCAGCACGATCACCGTCGGCCGCAGGATCTCGATCTCGCGCAGGAGATAGGGCGCATAGAGCGCGATCTCTGCCGGCTGGTTCGTCTTGCCGCGCTTGGGGCGCTTGAGGAGCGCCGTCCAATAGACGTCGTGCCGGGCGAGGCCGACGGTCAGCATCGCGTCGATGACGGCGTTCTGCGACAGCGAGAAGCCCATCAGGCCGCCGGCGTCCTCCTCGTTGTTGGGCGCGTCCGAGATCAGCATGATCTTGGCGTTGCGCCCGAAGGTCGACTTGACCGGCATGCCGTCCGGCTCAGCCGAGCCTGGGCCATGCGCGGCGATATATTCGTCGACCAGCTCGGCGATCGCGTTCTTCGTCGCCTTGTCCGTGTGCATTTCGCGGTCGATGGGCACATGCGAGGCGATGAGGCCGGGCAGGAGCTCGATCTGGTCGCGCACCCGCACGGGATCGGTGGCCGAGGGCGTGCCAGGCTCGATGCGCGCGAAGGCGCCGACCTTGTCGAGGCTGTCCTGGTGCTTGACGTTGCAGCGCCGCCGCTCGACGCGGGCGATGAAGTCGTTCTTGCTCTTGAACTCGCCCGCCTGGCGCGCGGCGAGGATGGCGACGGTCGTGTTGCTCGAGATCCCCTTGATGCGCTGGAACGGCATGGTCAGCTTCTTGTCGGTGACGATCTCGAAGCGGTCAGTGGAGAGGTTGATGTCGGGCGGCGCGATCTCGATGCCGAGACCCTTCGCGTCGCGCAGGATCGCCGGCAGCTTGTCCTGATCCATGAGCGTCAGCGAGGCGGCGAAGAACTCGACCGGGTAGTAGGTCTTGAGCCACATCGACTGGTAGGAGATCAGGGTGTATTCGACCGAGTGGCTCTTGTTGAAGCCGTAGCCGGCGAAGCCTTCGATCTTGTCGAAGAGGGCGCCGGCCCACTCCTCCTTGCAGCCGATCGTCGCAACGCAGCCCTCGACGAACTTCGACCGCTCCTTCTTCATCTCCTCCGGGAGCTTCTTGCCCATGATCTTGCGCAGCTTATCGGCCGCCGCGGCGCTGTAGCCGGCGATGGCGCGGGAGATCTGCATGACCTGTTCCTGGTAGACGATCACGCCGAAGGTCGGCGACAGGATCGGCTCCATCAGGGCGTGGTCGTAGTCGACCGCCTCGTTGCCCTGCTTGCGCAGATAGTAGCTGTCCATCATGCCCGACTCCATCGGACCAGGCCGGTAGAGCGCGGTCGCGGCCGTGATGTCGTCGAAGGTGATGGTGCCGTCGGCGCCGAGCTCCTTCAGCAGGCGCCGCATGCCGCCGGACTCGAACTGGAAGATGCCGGTCGTCATCGCCTTGGCGAAGTTCTCGAGCACCTTCGGATCGTCGAGCGGAATGCGCAGAAGGTTGACCCGCTTGCCGTGCCGCTCGCGGATATAGCTCAGCGTCAGGGCGATGAGGTCGAGGGTCGTGAGGCCCAGGATGTCCATCTTCACGAGGCCCTGCTCCTCGACCATCGTCTTGTCCCAGCAGACGACGGCGCTGTCCTTGCGCTTCTCGACCACGCCGCGATCGACGAGATCGACGCCGCCGACGACGATGCCGGCTGCGTGCTGGGAGAAGTTGCGGATGGTGCCCTCGAGGCGCTCCATGATCGTCCAGAAGGGCGCATAGGTCTTGGCGAAGACGTCGATCTCCGCCACCGCGGCGCGGCAGTCGGGCAGGGGCACATTGGCGCCGTGCAGCTTCGGCACGAATTTCGAGACCGAATAGTCGCGCTCGGGGATGCCGGTCACGCGGCCGACATCGCGGATCGCCGACGCGGCGGCGAGCGTGCCGAAATTCGAGACGCCGGCGACGCGCTTCTCGCCATATTTCCCGACCAGGTACTCGACGATCTCGTGCCGGCGCTCGGACATGAAGTCGAGATCGGCGTCGGGAAGGTCGATACGGTCGGGGTTGATGAAGCGCTCGAACAGCAGGCCGAAGCGGATCGGATCGCAGTCGGTGATGCCCATCAGATAGGCGACGAGCGAGCCGCCGACGGAGCCGCGACCGGGGCCGACCAGGATACCATTCGACTTGGCGAAGTTGACCACGTCCTGCACGAGCAGGAAGTAGCCGGAGAAGTTGAGCTTTTTCAGCACCTCGAGCTCGTAGGCGAGGCGCGGCTGATACTCATCCCGCAGCTGCTGCAGGCTCGGCTGATGGCCGAAGGTCGGCTGCGCGAAGCGCTGCGCCCAGCCCTTCTTCACCTCCGCGACGACGGCCGCGAACTCGTCGGGCGCCATCTGCGGCAGCGAGACGGGCGACTTGCTCCACTGGAAGCTGACGAGGTCGACGAGGGTGCGCGTGTTGACGAGGCCCCGGCGAAACATGAAGGCGGGCGCGTTCTTGGCGCCGCGGCGCTCGAGACGCGGGATGGCCGCCTTCACCTCCTCCATGAGATCGGTGAGCCGCAGCGGATGGAAGTCGCGGTTGTGGGCTGACTTGAACCAGGGATCGGAGATCCTCTGGTTCTCGACGATGGCCGCCATGATTTCCTGGCAGTCGGCATTGCCGGCGTCGTAGAGCGCCGGGCGCACGACGAGCGGCTCGGCGAGGCCATCGGCGGCGAGCTCGATCGAGAGCAGCGTGACCCGGTCGAAATAGGGCGTGTTGACCGGCACCAGCGGCGCAAAGATGCGCGTCCGGCCGGCGCGGGTGAAGTCGGCGATCAGATCGCGGACCTTTGGATGCGCGATGAGACCATTGGTCTCGCCGAGCATCAGCGCGAGGTCGTCGTTCTGCGCCCAGAGCTCCTTCTGCAGATCCTCGAAGCCGAGCTTCGCCGTGTAGTAGAAGCGATCCTCGCTGTTGGCGAGCGTCAGCAGGCGGTAGATCGCCTTGATGCCGGCCTCGGTCAGCGCGTAGAGCGTCACGAAATAGTCCGGCGGCATGTGCCGCTTCTTCTCGCCCTCGCCCGGGCGCCAGGTCGGATTGTCGGAGAGGCGCAGCCGGACGCCGATGATCGGCTTGAGACCGGCCTTCTTGGCGTTGTTGCTGAAATCAATCATGCCCGTCACCGACATGGTGTCGGTGAGCGCGACGACGGTCTCGCCGGCCTCCTTGGCGATCTTGACCAAGCGATCGGTGGTGAGAATGGACTCGCCGACCGAGAAGTCGGAGCGTGCCGCGAGGATCGCGTGCATCAGGCAATCTCCTCGAAATGGAAGATGTGGAAGGCGGTCAGTTTGTTGCGCGCGATGGCGGCTTCCTCGACATGGCGCAGATGCTCCTCGGTGAGCTTGCCGCTGAGGCCGGCGTCGAGCGTGTAGAAGCCCATCACCGTCTGGCCATCGACCAGGCGCTCCGCGGAGGCGTGGAAGCGCATCTTCTTCATCCGCGCCTCCTCAGCGTGATCTGGCCGTCCTGGTTGTCGACGGCGCCGATATGGGTCAGCGCCATGATCGTCATGCGCGCATGCGCCTCGGCGGTGTTGGGCTTCCAGTCGAGCTTCTGGCTGAAGGCGGCGACCAGGAGATCCTTGTTGATCGGCCGGTCGAAATGCAGCAGCAGGTGACAGGCGATGCGCAGGAAGGGAATCGTGTCGGCGAAGGGATTGAGGCCGGCCGCGAGCTTGCCGATCACGTCATAATTGCCGCGGTCGAGGCGGGCGATCAGATCCTGGACCTTGATCGGCAGCGACAGCAGACCGGGATCGGCGGCCAGGCGCGCTTCATCCTGCGCACGGCGGCGCTCGGCGATCTCGGCGGCCTTCTCCTCGTTGCGCTCCTCGAGCGACTGGATGCCGAAGCTCTTGCGCAGCGCCGCGGTGGCGAGGCGATGGGCCGGCGCGCACTGCTCGCGGAAGACGCAGCCATTGCAGACCGTGTCGTTGTCCTTGAAGCCGAATGCCGAGCCAAAGCAGCCAGGCGCGAACTGAGGGATCGTGACCAAGGGGGCACCAGAACCTAGAGGGAGGACGTGACCGAGCTGATTTCGGCCAGGATCTCGCGGCGCTCCATGCGCGGCGTGTCCATGAGGTCGAAGAGCATTGCCGCGGTCAGGCGGTTCGGAACTGCGGCAGTGATGCCGCGCTCCCTGGCGTAGCGGCTCTTGTGCCGCAGGCGCTCGACCTCCGCGAGCAGGGCAGGGGGCTGCTCATGGAGCAGCCTGACGAAGGTCTTCGCCCGCTCGGAGAGGTTCCGCATCGAGAGATCGAAAGCCTGCTGCTGGCTGAGGAGCTCGTCTTGCGTGGGGGCGTCCGACGCGACGAGATATTCGCCGGCACTCGCCTCCTCGCCGTCCTCGCTGCCCGAATAGTCCATCGACATGGCGATGACCTCGGCATGCCGGCGCTCGACATTGTTCAGCTGGTAGCGGTTCACCCGCAGCATCAGGCCGCGATAGAGGTAGGTCGAGAAGCGCGCGCCCTTCGTGGGATCGAAGGTGTCGCGGGCCATGCACCATGCGACCCAGAGCTCCTGCTGGATGTCTTCCGGCTGCGTGGTGTGGTCGCCTGCGGCGCGAATGCGCCGCATGACCTTCGTCGCGATGTAGGAGATGAGGCGCTCGGATGCCGCCGGCGCCATCGGATCGATCTTGGTCTTCACGCGAAAAGCCTCTGGGCGAACTCGCTGACGACCTTCTTGTCGATACGCGAGAGACGGTTGGCGTAGGCGAGCTCGAGGCCCATCTTCCAGTTGGCGCCGTAGGCGAGGCCGATGAGCGAGGCGTTGATCAGCTCGCGCGGCGAGATCGTCATGGAGATCTTGCCATTGATGAAGGCCTCGCGGACCTTGTTGCCGAAGCTGACGATCTTCTCGGCGCTGGCGCGGTCGAGCCTGGTCTTCGACATGATCACCGACGCCTCGATGCGCGGTTCCATGTACTTGACCTCTTCGGTGATCTCGAAGCGCGAGTAGTTGGCCGCGTTCTGGACCAGCGTGCCCTGGTAGAGGCCGGTCTCGTCGCCGGTGCCGTTGGTGTTGCCGGTCGCGACGAAGCGGAACTGCTCGTGCGGGACGATCTTGCGGAAATGCGGCGGCGCGTCCTTGATGACGAGCGCCTTGTGCTCGAGGACCGCCTGATAGAGCGCGACGACCGACGGCATGGCGACGTCATATTCGTCGGCGCAGTAGACCCAGCCGTTCAGCATGGCGAGCGGCAGGTCGCCGAGCTGGAAATGCGTCGAGCCGTCACGCACGGTCCACTGACCGAGCACGTCGCTCTCCTGCATGTTGACCGTGTGCTGGACGCGGATGAACGGACGCTGCGTGCGCGCGGCGGCCTGCTCCAGGATCGTCGTCTTGCCGGTGCCGTGATAGCCCCAGAGATAGACGTTCATGCGCAGCTGGAAGCCCATGATGACCTTCTTGAGAAGGTCGATGTCATAGACATAGTCCGGATCGATCTCGGGGATGTGCAGCAGGCCGGCATCGCTGTGGCCCTCGAGCACCGAGACGGCGATCGGATCGCCGCGGCCGTTGCGCGCTGCCTGGGCGGCGCCGAGACCGAAGAGCTCGTGCAGCGGCGTCGGGCGCACCGAGAGCGTCGGAACAGTCAGCTGGTCCATCTGGAGATTGGCCTTGATCTGCTGCGCGGCAGCAGCCGGCGCTGCCGCCTTTGCGCGCTCCTCAGCCTTCTCGCGCGCCTTGGTCTCGATCACCATCTTGGCGTAGGCCGAGAGGACCGGCTTGTTCGGGTATTCCGCCTCGTAGCGCTCGACCGTCCAGTCGGGATGATTGTCGCGGAGATAGAGCGCGATGCTGTGGCACTTTCCGCCATCGATCTCGCAGACGATCATGTCCGTGATCAAAGGAGTGGCGTTCGGCGAGGAGGCAGGCGCCTCCGCCGTCATTACGTCCGACATCGAATTTCCCCTGATGAAGCGCTTTCGCGTTGCGCTGTTAGCGATAAGTCACAACTTACTTATGATGACGTTGGGACGCAAGCGCTATCGAACGGGATTTCGACAGCGCTTGCGTTTGCGGTTCAGCCGAGAATGCGGCGCAGTTCGCCCATGACGGTGCCGGGCAGCTCGTCCAGCTTCTGGAGCACCGTGTGGTTCGGATAGTAGCGCTTCACGGAGCTATCCATGATGCCGATGCCGACGCACTCGATCTGCATCTTGGCGAGATCCTGCACGACGGCGCTCAGATGCGGCCCGCTCTTCATGCCGCCGGCCGGCTGACCGTCGGAGAGCACCAGGATCACCTTGCGCTTCTCCGGCCGCTTCATGATGCGCATCGCCGCATATTCGAGGGACTCGCCGTCAATGTTGCCGGCGAGGTTCGGCTGCGCGTTGGCGACATAGGCGATCCGGCGCTTGACCAGCGCGCTCATGCGCTCGTCGAAGTCCTTGTAGATCGGCATGACGATCGGCACGACCCGATCATACCTGATGCCGGTGCGCAGCTGGTCCTCCTGCATCTGGCGATCGAGATCAGTAGAGAGGCTCCTGAAGCCGCCGGTGGTGAAGCCGATGATCTCGTTGGGGATCTTCACCTTCTCCAGCGTCGACGACAGCGCATAGGCCGCGACCATCGCCGTGCGGATCTTGTCGCCGCTCATCGAGCCGGAATTGTCGACGAGCAGCGTCACCACCGTGTTGAGGCTCTTGTGCTCCTCCTTCTGGGAGAAGACGCGGTTGTCGTTCTGCAGGAGCTTGTAGAAGCTCGGCGCGTGCAGCTTGCCACGCCGCTGGCCGGCGACGCGGATCACATGCGACTGGGACGCGAGCATGCGCTCGATGTCCTTCTGCATGCGGCCGGTCATCTGGAGAGTCTCCTCCTCCATCTGCGGCACCCAGCGTTCGTTCATCTTCTCCGGCGGCTCGATCGGCTTGATCTCATCCAGCTCGCGCGTGAAGGGGGTGTACTGACCACGATCCATCGCGGCGACGGCTTCGTCGGTCAGCAGCAGCGTGATCTGGCTCGAGAGATCCGCCTCCTTGAAGGCGTCGCCCTCGAAGTCGAAGATCGACTTGTGACTGTCGTTGCCGATGCCGCCACCGCCGCCCTGGTCATCGTCGGGTGTGTCCTTGATCTCGCCGTCGCTGTTGTCGTCGGTCTGGATGCCGACCTTGACGCCATTCAGCGGTTCGAGCCCGGTGTCGCCGGAGCTCTCCTTGTCCTCGCTGTCGGCGCCGCCGGCACCTGCGGTGCCTTCGCCTTCCTCGTCGCCATCCTCGCCGGAGCTGTCGCCCTCGTCGCCTTCATCCTCGGCGGCCGAGCCGGCGCCGTCCCCATCGTCTTCGTCCGCGTCGCCCTGCTCATCTCCGGCGTCGTCACCCTTCAGATCTTCCTCTTCATCCTGCGACGCATCATCAGGCTCGCCGTCGGCGTCAGAACCACCATCACCGGCCTCGTCCTCCGCCTCATCTTCGTCGGGCGCGTCGCCGCCATCGCCTTCGTCCTCGCCATCGGCCGTCTCGCCAGGCTCTTCGGGAACATCGGCAGGTTCTTCGTCACGAGCATCTCCCGCGTCGTCAGGGCGATCGTCATGATCGTCCTTCTCGTCGCTGTCCTCCTCCGCTTCGTCACCGCCGGAACCAGGCTTCGCATCTTCCTCTTCATCGTCGCTCTCACCCTTCTCGCCCGGCGCGTCGCCGGACTTGTCGTCCTCACCGTCTTCCTGGTCCTCGTGATCGCGCTCACCGTCGCCATCACCCTCACCAGCCTTCTTGTCCGGCTTGTCCTCGCTCTTGGACTCCTTCCCGGCGTCCTCGCTCTCGCTCTCGTCGGGTTCACCGTCCTCGTCCTTCTCCGGCTCCTCCGGAGGTGGCGGCGACGGGATCGGCGGAGCGGCCGGCTTCGGCGGCTCGACGGGCTTCGGCGGGAAGAGGATCGCGTGGAGCTCGCGCGAGATCTCCAGCGTCTCCTTGGTGGTCGAGCAGGTCTTGAGGAGCTTGAGCGTTTCGGGCTTGAGGCCGCTCACGACGCCCTGGACATAGGGGTTCGTCCAGAGCTTGGCGTCGTCCATGAACTCCTGGAACTCGGTGTGGCCGGCGAGCGCCCGCATAAGCGGCACCAGGATGTAGCTGAACGCCTTCTTCGGATCCTTCTCGGTGGCCAGCGCCGGCTTCGTCACCTTCTCGATGAAGTGCTTGCGGAGATCGGCGATGTTGCGCGACGAGCCGGGGAAGATCTTCACGATCTCCCGCTCGATCATCGTGTCCTCGACGATGTTGTGGGTCTGCAGGAACTGCTGGACCTCCGGCTTCTTGAGCTCGGCCGGCGTGGGGCCGCCGCCATAAAAGTTCCAGTCGGTGATGAGGACATGCGCGACCTCATGATCGATGAAGCCCTGGATCGCGCGGATGAAGTCGGCCGAGGCGTTGTCGCCGATCATCGGGATGTTGACGCGCTCGGGAATGCGCGTCACGGGGTTGGTCGCCACATAGGCGCGACTGCCGCGCTGCGTGACAGCGAGGCCGCGGCCGGCGAGCAGAGGCACCAGCTTCTGGACGACTTCACGGAGCTCGGCGATTTCGCGGTTCATGTGCTTGATGCTCGCTGTATGTGGTAAGTCACTGATTACTTATGACTTTACGCGATGCTGCGTTGGAGCTACAGCGGGGTGATCATCAGCCCGTCATCTGCCGCCGGATGAATGAGGATGACGTCGCCATGCTCCGCGTGCTTGCCGATGTAAACGATGACACCCTCAAGCGAGTATTGGTGCAGGATCTCCCCAAGCTCGGACAGCGTGACAGCCACCTGGTCGTTTGACATTTCGGTGGCGTGGTACTTCGGAAGATCGGTCATGAGGGGATAACCTGTCGTGGGGAAAGGATAAGTCACGGTTTACTTACGATCGCAAGCCGAGAAAAGCTCACACGTTCGGTGTGAGCTTTGCGCGACCAGCGCCTGCTTGCGATTACTTCTTGGACTTGCCAGCTTCGTCCGCGACATCTTCCTTCCATTCAGCGAAGGAGACGGCGCCCTTCAGCGGCCGGCGACCCTTGCGAGCCTTGGGCTTGCCGTCGGGGTGATAGGCCTGGGTCCGGGTCGTGCGGCTGCCGAAGTTCAGCTTGACCGGCTTGTCGGCCGGGAGTGGGGAGGCGCCGGCGGGCGCCTCCGTAGCAGCCTGGGCGAGGACGACCTCGGCCGGCTCCGGCTCGATCTCCTTCACCGAGGGTGCATGCTTGGCCATGACCTTCGAGACGGCATCACCGATCGCGTCCTGCAGTTCCTGGGCGATCTCGGGAGTCAGGGCATAAGGCGAGATCTTGTCGAGACCGGCTCGCGCGGAGCGAACGGCGACGACGTCGAACTCGGTCAGGTGCCGGCCGAAGCCGAACACGTCGGTGAAGGCCTCGTAGACCTTGGGGAAGTGATCCTGGAGGACGATGTTCATCAGGAACACGGGGTCGAGCTCGAGCGCCTTGGCCAGAGCCGGGACACGCTCGATGGAGACCTTGGAGACACCCGACTTGATCATCGAGAGCATGTTCGGATTGGGATAGCCGGCCTCGTGAGCGATCTCACGCTGCGACTTGCGCGGCGCGAGCTCCAACAGCCTCTTCTCCACCAGGGTCGCCAGCCTTGACCGGCCGTCGCCGCTTGCCATTTCTCGTCGTTCCTTTTTCTAGTCCTCGCTCGACACAATGTCGCTTCGTTCACAAGCGTTATAGCAATCGCTCATCGGGAGTTGCGACATCAGGTGACGGGCAGGACGGTCGACTTGCGCACCAGACATAGAATCGGTGTATGAGATAAGTCAATGGTTACTGACAACGGCGCCGGCAAGGGTCGGCGCGAGCGGAAAATGGGCGGACATTCCATAATGTTGATTATGCGAAACGAGGATTGCGGAGCGATATCAAGGGCTTGATGGATCGGTGCGAGTCGCGGCTCTCGCGCGCGCAAGGCGTCAAGCGGCATCTTCGGCTCTCCACACAATCCCCCGCTTCCCGAATCGGAGCGAATCGCGCATCACTGGTGACGCTCGGAGTGGATTGGAGCGTTCGATGTCACCAAAGGATCTGCAGAAGTCGCGGCAGGAAGCGCACCGGCGCCAACGCCGCGAGAACGGATTGCGGGAAATGACGATCTGGGTCGACGAGGAACTGCGAGAGCGCCTGGCGCTCGAGGTCGAGAAGGGTCGGTTCAAGAACCGGTCGGAGGCGTTCAACCTCGCTCTGAGCACGCTATTGGAAGGACAGGAAGTGTAACCCGGCAAAAGCGGAAAGGCCCCGGAGCTGGAACTCCGAGGCCTTTTGGATAACAGCGGGCGATCCATAGAGAACCAAACCCCTTCGCAAGGACGGTTCTCCCAAATCGCCTCTGATTTGTCAACCTCGCGCTTCGCGGGGAACGGCACCGCTTTGCCCGAATCGAGGCAGGGAGAAATGGGCATCCAGTCGACAGGCTGGCGGTCGATGGCGGCGGCTGCGCCGGTCGTCGTCACGCCACGCCGCCAGGAGAAGATCGATCTGTTCGAGGCCGCGCGCCTCGCCATCCAGGTGCTGCGGCCGCCGGCCGCGGCGCGCTTCGTGCTGGAGCAGCTGTGCGGCTTCTACCGCGGCGAGCTCATCGAGGGCCGGATGATGGTCTGGCCGTCCAACGAGCTCCTGTGCGAGCGCACGGGACTGGCGGAGCGCACCATCCGCTATGCCGTGCAGCGGCTCATCACCATGGGCCTCATCACCTCGAAGGACTCGCCGAACGGCAAGCGTTTCGCCCAGCGCTCGGCGCGCGGGCAGATCGTCACGGCCTATGGCTTCGACCTCTCCCCTCTCCTCGCCCAGGCGGACGGGCTGCGCGAGCGTCTGATCGAGATCCGCGAAGCCCAGCGCGAGCGCACCCGGCTCTTCGACGAGATCACGATCGCCCGGCGGCAGGCACAGGAATCGCTCAGGGCGCTTGAGGAGCAGCATCCGCACATTGCGACGAGCGATCTGTCGGCCGAGATCGAACGCCTGTCAGCGCTCACCCCTCGCAGATCCTCGAAGGCGCCGCTCGGTGAGCTCCACAGCGCCTGGCTTCGCCTCGAGCAGCGTTCCCTCGATCGATATTATTCCGCCTGTGGCGGCAACCTCAGCCGTCAGAAAGACACTAACAACGATACCCCTGACCAGTCTTGTCACAAGGGCCAGGAGGAGGTGGAGCCGGGGGCGACGCCGGGCGTGACCTTGGCGGACCTGATCGAGGCGTGTCCGGATGCGCTCGAACTGACGGGGCCGGTGCGAAACGAGCGGGAGCTGGTGAATGCCGCGGCGCGCTACCGCGGGGCATTCGGCGTCAATGTCGACGCCTGGGAGAAGGCCTGCGAGAGCATCGGACCGGTGCTGGCGGCCGGCCTGCTGCTGATCGTCACCCAGTTCCAGGCGAAGCCGGCGCGCGGGGCGCCGCCGATCCTCAATCTCGGCGGCTATTATCGCGCCATGACCCGCATGGTCGGCGACGGCCGCGTCAACCTGGCCTTCGAGGTGGAGAAGCTGAAAAAGAGAAGGCGGCACTGAGGCCGCCTTCCCGGGGTCGATCTGAAGGATCTGTTACGCGATCGTGCCGGTGTTGACGATCGGGCGCCACTTGCCGGCGATGAACTTCAGCTTCGCCCACTTCTCGGCGGTGTCGAAGGTCAGCGTGGTGCCGCCCGCGAAGGTGCCGGTGACGACGGCATTGGAGCCGGCGCCCTTGGTGCCGAGAACCAGCGAGATCTCCTGGCCTTCGTTGCCGTCGGGAAGGAGGAAGCTCGAGGCCGCGCCGGCGAAGGTCGTCAGCCAGAACGTCTCGCCGCGGCCGAGGCGGATCTTGTCGCCGGTGACGCCGCCGGTGAGCTTGGCACCCGAGGGCGTCGCTGCCGAAGCCGCGAGGGTGAAGTCGTTGCCAGCGTCGACCTTGGTGTCGTAGTTGATCGTCACCAGGGTGCCCGACGTCTTCACATAGGTGGCGACGGCCACCTTGGGATCGGTGGAGGCGTTGAGCAGGGCGACGAGCGTCGTCAGGGTCGTGGTGAGATCGGACTCGACCTTGAACTTGTTCGTCGGCGCGTCGCTGGCCGCGGCGGCCGTGAAGATGACGCCATTGACGTTGACGGTATCGCCGATCGACGGGTTGACGGCGAAGGTCAGCGTGCCGGTCGCCGCGCGGGCGCCGACGACCTCGTTGGAGTTGTGATTACCAGCGGCGAGCTCACGGGCTGCATGAGGCGCTGCACCGCTGGTGAGAAAGGAAGGCTTGGGCATGCAGGGAACTCCGGTGCGAAATAAGTAAGTCGTGACTTACTATATCCGAACTCGCGCCGGAGCGGAAGACTTGTTGATCAGGCGGCGTTGAGCACAAGCACCGTGCCCTGCTCGTATTCGAGGCCGTTGATATCGCTCAGCTTGGCCCAGAAGCGCCGGCGGGCGCCGCGTTTCAGCTTTCCACCCTCCTTTGCCAGGGTCAGCTCGGGCAGCGGGCAGGAATTGATATTGAAGGTGATCGACGAGAACTCCGACGCGCCCTTGCGGATATAGATCCGGTCGACCTTGAGCACGGTGTTCACCGGCAGCGTGATCGGCCAGGTCCATTTGAGGAGCCGATCGCTGAGCCCGGCCAACTCGTTGTGCGCCGCCTCATCCAGGATGACGCGCTCGCGATACTGGTAATCGTAGAGACCGCGGCCGTAATAGGTCTCGATGCCGCGCGTGCGGGTCTCCCAGCGATAGGCCTTGGCAAAGAGCTCCTCCTGCCTGGCGCGTGCCTCCTTCCATTCCGACCCATCCTCGAGCGCGAGGGCGCTGATCAGGTCGTCATTGCGCCGCTCGCGATGAAGATTGAAGGTCCAGGGCCGCGACAGCGTGATGCTGTCGCCGATCTCGGGGACATAGAACAGCATGGTCCCCTCCCCTACGCCGCGTCGCGGTGTTCGAGCTCGCCGGCCTTGTCGTCGCGGAAACGCACCGCGCGCGGATGGCGCAGCGAGCCGTCGGGCGTGACCTCGTGATACTCGACCTCGAGGAGCCGGAGCAGCAGCTTGAACTCGTCGCGCCGGGGATGCGCTTCGAGATCGGCGCGAGACAGGACATAGCCGGGCTTGAAGCCGATCACTGGCCTGAGACCAAGAATGGCGGCGTCGTGCGCCCAGAGCTCCGCGAGCTCCGCGCGCTGGAGATCCGACCAGCCGCCGCCGACGCGCACCGCGACGCCGTTCCGATCGACGATGACGCCGCCCATCAGGCGCTCGTACTTGGTGTTGGCCTCGCCGTTGAAGAAGCCGATGATCGGCAGATCCTCGGTCTCCTCATTCTTGAGCTTGAGCCAGCCATAGGACTTCTTCTTGTCGTAGAGCCCGTCGAGGTTCTTGACCATCGCGCCTTCGCGACCGGCCGCGCGGTGCGCGTTATAGACCTCGATGACGTCGTCATTGTCCTGGGCGATCACCATCTCCGTCATGGTGATTGGACCAGTGACAGGAGCGAAGGAGACAAATTCCTCGACCAGATCCCGGCGCTCGCGATAGGGCTTGCCGACAGAACCAACCGCGTCGAAATCGGCGAGCGGCATGATGTCGAAGATGTGGAAGCGCGCGGTGGTCGCGACGACGGACTGGCGACGCAGCGCACCATTGTCGTTGAAATTGCCGGCGACCAGCATCTCGCCGTCGACGACGAAGTTGAGGCGATCGCGCGAGAAGACCGACTTGTAGGCGGCGTCCGGCTCGAGCAGAGCATGGCGGAGATCCAGCGTCGTGATCGGGTGCTGGAGCGCGTAGAGAGCCAGCGCGATCATCGGCTCGACCAGG